CGAACATCAAACCCTCGACAACTTCACGACGGGGAACCTCGCCTTCTACGATCAGGCGGTGTTGCCTCTCGGCCGTCGCGTTCTCAGCGGCTTGAGTCAACTCCTCTTGCCCCGCTACGGCCTCGACCCGAAGAAGGCTCACCTCGTCAACGTCCACGACACCGTTACGGCGCTCGTCATTCGACGAAACGACGAGCTGAAGAAGCGGCGCGACATCGGGATCGAAACGATCAACGAACTACGCGCCGCGATCGGCCGTGAGGAGATCGAAGGCGGCGACGAACTCTACCAGAATGCGACACTCGTCCCGGTCGGCGCGGACCTATTCACCGACGACAACGATCCGGACGTCGTCGAGCCCGTTCTCGGCGGCGCGAGTGACAAGCCCGACCCACCGAAACCCAAGCGGCCGAAGGCAACCGGAGCCGAAGAAGAGCCCGAGGAGTAGGCTACAGTGTCAAACATGGAGACGAAGCAATTCGGCGGGCGCGTTGTCGAACACAAAGAGATCGAGCGGGACGGTGTCCGGCTCGGGATCATCGAGTGTTTGATCGCGACGTGGGAAGAGGATACGGGCGGGGTCTTCGGCATTCCGGACCGCTTCGAGCGCGGCGCCTTCGCGGGGTCGATCGAGGAACACAAGCGGCGAAATAACCGCATGGTCCGATTGAAGGATCAACACGGCGGCGTCGTCGGAGGGTTCCCGATCGACACGGTCGAGGAACGCGCGGACGGCCTCTTCGCCGTCGGAGAGATCAACCTCGAAACAAAGCGCGGCGCCGAGATTTGGGCGTTGATCCGACAGGGTGTCCTCGTGGACATGAGCGTCGGGTTCCGGGCGCTGAAGGACCGCATCGAGAGCGGCGTTCGTATCATCTCGAAGGCGATCCTATGGGAGGGCTCCGTCGTGGATGAACCCGCAAACCGAGGCGCGAATATTCTCAATCTCAAGTCGGTCGCGTTCGCCGATCTCCCGGTCGCACCACTCGGCTACGAGTGGGACCCGGTCGCCGCCGCTCAGCGTGTCGGCAACCTCGCGGACCTGGAACGAATCGAGCTGAAGGACGCTTTCCTTCAGGAGGTCAACGCAGACGACGAAGCGTTCGCGCTACCGATCGCCGACGTGATCGAAGGGAAGTTGACCGTCGTCCCCGAGGCCCTGACGAAGGCCGCCGAGGGGCTCCGCGGTGTCGAGGGCGCGGACGAACTCCGAGAGCATTTGGAACGCTACTTCGCGAAGTTGGGCGTCGCGTCCCCCTTCGACGAGGACGAGCGGAAGTTCTTCGGCGCGGCCGAGGTCCGCGAGTGGAAATCAGCCGACATCGAGCGTGCGCTACTTTCTGGGGTGAAGTTCTCGAAAGGCGCGGCGCGTGTGCTCGCTTCGAGGCTCTCGGTCAAGGCGGCCGAGATCACCCCGGACGCGAACGAAGCGAAGCGGGTTCTTCAGGGTCTCGTCGAGAGCCTGAGGGAAGCGAAACGAGAACTCGTCGGGAACGGGTAGCGCGACGCTGCAAGTTCCTTCGGGTCGGCGCGACGTCGATTCCTTTGACGGAACAACGACAACGACGACCACACGAAGGAGAATCGCAACATGGATGCCCCGACGAAGGACGAACTCCAGGCGGTAGGGAATGCCGTCGAAGAGCTTCGACACGAGCTGAAGTCGGTCCGCCCGGATCAGGAGAAGCTCACGAAGATCGACGCCTTCCTCGACACCTACGAGGAGAACGTGAATCAGCCTCTCGTGCGTGCTCAGGAGGAGCGGAAGAACCTCCAGGAGAACTACGACGAGCTGAAAGCCGCAATGGTCAAGGCGGGCGAGACCGAGGAGAAGGCTACAGAACGGATTCAGGCCCTCGAACTCACCGTCGCCGCGCAGAGTGCGCGCGCAACCGCGGACAACCCGGACGCCTACCGTGACTCGGACGAGTTCAAGGCGCTGAACGAGTTCGTTCGCATCGGCGATCGTGTGACGGAAGAGCAGAAGGCGCTACTCCGCACCGACGGCAACGCCGAAGGCGGCTACCTCGTTCCGTCCGAAATGGATTCCGTGATCGTGAAGAAGATCACGGAGGTCGACCCGATCCGTTCGATCGCGCGCGTTCGCACGATCAGCGGGAAGTCGATCAACCTCCCGGTCCGCAACTCGATCCCCCTCGCCGCTTACGAGGCGGAGGCCGAGGAAGGAACCGAGTCGGCGAGCGGCTACAAAAACGAGAACATCACTCCGTTTCGCCAGACGTTCACGACCCCGATCACCTGGGACATGCTCCAGGACGCCGCGTTCGACATGGAGTCCGAGATCATGGCCGACGCGGCGGAAGCGTTCGCGTTCGGTGAGGGACAGGGCTTCGTCACCGGCTCGGGTGAGAAGGAGCCCTTCGGCTTCCTCAGTCACCCGACCCTCCAGGCCGACGCGCTTGGGACGGGAGTCTCGGCGGACATCTCGCCCGAGGCGCTGATCGAGTTGACCGGCGAGCTGAAACAGGGCTACGACCCGGTCTACGTGTTCAACCGGAAGACGCTCGCGCGTATCCGCAAGTTCCGCGCGGACGCGGTGTCGGGCGGTGACGGCGCTTCGGCGTTCCTTTGGAACCCCGGATTGAACGGCCCGGTCGCGAACACGATCAACGGCTACCGCTACATCCTCGCCAACTCGATGCCCGACCTCGCGAGCGACACCTTCTCGGTTGCGTTCGGCGACTTCCGACGCGGCTACACGATCGTCGATCGAACCGGCCTCTCGGTCATTCGCGACGACGTGACGCGGAAGAAGAGCGCGATCGTCGAGTTCACGATGCACCGATGGAACACCGCTCAGGTCACGCTCACGGAGCCGATCAAGCTCTTGCAGTGTGACTCGTAGGGCGGCGCCTGACGGAGCCTGACGGTAGGGACTCATGAGCCCGGGGGTGGAGAGCCCCCGGGCCAACCTGGAGAACACGAACCATGGAATACGATCTCAGCTCGGACGTCAAGGTGAAGTCGGTCATCACGCCCACGGCGGGCGATGCCGCGGGAGCCTCGACGGTCGGCGCAATCATCGACACACACGAGGACGAGCAATTCGGCAGCTTGACCTACGTCATCCACGCCGGAACGATCACGGCCGGAGCCTTCTCGGTCACCCTCGAAGAGAGTGACGAAATCACCTTCGGCGGTGAGGAGACGACCGTTCCTTCGGACGACCTGATCGGCGCTTCGCCGACCTTCGCCGCGAGCGACGACAACAAGATCGCGCGTGTCGGCGTCCGCTCGAAGAAGCGGTTCCAGCGGCTCACGCTTGTCGGCGCGTCTTCGCCGAACGGGGACTTCGCGGTTCAGGCCGTGCTCGGTCACCCTAAGTCGATGCCGGTCGCCGCGCAGGCGTAGCCTTCGCGGTCGCATCTTCGGAGTGCCCCGGCCCGTGTGGCGCGGCGTGATCGTGGGTCACGTCGCGTCGGGCCGGGTCCTCCCCACCTCTCCCACGAAGAGGGAATCGAATGTCTGCAAATCGCTACCCGCACGGGAAGGTGTGGGTCGAGTTCAACGAACGGCCCACGAACGGCTATCAGGGCGAGGTCTCCCCGGCCCTCCCGAACGTCTTCGTCCCGGAGGACGACAACGTCGTCGAGGTCTCCGCGGAACTCGGCGCGCGCCTCGTGAAACAGGGCCGCGCGCAGATCGTCACCGACCCGGCCGCCGCGCGTGAAGCGGCGGCGGAGCGCGCCGCCGATGAACTCGCCGACGCGGAAGCCGCGGTGAAGGACGACCCCGACGCCCCCGACTTGAACGAGGTCTTCCAGGCCCTCGGCAAGCTCGACGAGGACGAGATCGCGGCGCTCGCCGACATGGACGAGGACGACGTCGCGGCGCTCGCGAGCCTCGAAGCGGACGACCTTCAGGCGCTCGTCGAACTCGCGTCGGAGACGGACGAGGACGGCGACGAGGACGAGAAGTCGGACGCGCTGGGGTAGGGGGCCGGGAACATGGCGCGGCCATTCTACGAGATCCAGGAGCCTTACGGCGCGACTCCCGTCACGCTTCGCGATATGAAGGACGCGCTCCGGCTTCCCTCCGCCAAACACGCGGACGACGACTTCGTATGCGCGCTCCTCGACGCCTCGACGCAGGACGTCGAGCGCTACCTCGGCGGGCGTGAGGTCCGGCCGAACTCGTGGGTCCTGTACCTCGACGGGTTCGACGACCGGCTTTGCCTGACGAAGACCCCGGTCGATACCGTGACGGCGGTCGAGCGCCTCGTGTCAGACGTCTGGACGCCCGTCACGGCGACGGACTACTACGTGAAGCCCTCAACGCAGTTCGCCGAGGTTCTCCTCGTAGGCGGCGCCTCATGGCCCGAGGACGCGGACACGCGCGAACACTCGGTCCGGGTCTCGTTCACGACGAAGGCTCACCCTGGGGTCGAGACCGCACGGGCCGCGATCAAGCGGCACGTCACCTACCTGTACGAAAACCGGGGAGACTTCGACCCGGAAGGAGACCTCGACGCCTTGAAGGCGAGCGGCGCTCAGTCGATCCTCGCCCGGCTCCGAATCCAGAAGGTCTAGGGTTATGGCGACAACGACCGTCGATGTCTCGAACGGACTCGGCGTTGACCATACCGGCGACGCCGGGGTCCGCGCGGGACCCACCCTCTTCGGGAACAGCTTCAACCCGCTGGCGACGTCGGTCAACCTCGGGCGGCTGAACGCCTTCGTCGGCGAAGTGGACCTTTTCCTTCGCTTCGACCTCTCCGCGATCCCCCTCGGTTCGCGTATCGACAAAGTCACGCTCCGCCTCACCGCCGCCGGGAACTCGACCGGTACAGGCGGCGCGCGGGTCGGGTTCCTCGTTCCCGACGGCGTGTGGGAAGAGAGCGGATTCGCACGCCCCGAGGACACGTCCGGGGCTTCCTATTCGCTTGCGTATGAATACCCGAACACGGGCGCGGCCGTTCCACACGCGACCGCGGCGAACGACGACGTTCTTCAACCCGGGATCATTCTCGACGACGATTGGGCGGGGGAAATCAACTGGACGCCGAACTCGATCGTAACCAACGGGTGGTACTTCACGGGGAGCGGCTCCGGGCAAAACTGGCAAAACGATAAAATGCTAGTCGATTTCAACCGGGTTCGGAACCACCTCGATCAACCGGTGGTCGGCCTCACTCTCGACACGATCTCGCAAGACCCACCGACAAATTACCGGGCGCTTTGGTTTCACTCCGAGGTCGCCATAAATCAAGACATCTACCGCCCGCGGTTCGGCGTCATCTGGACCGAGAACCCTCCCGAGTTCACCTCCGCGTTCCCGGCCGGTCCATACCGCGTAGGTCAAACCTACGTCTACGAAATGACGGCGAACCCGTACCAACTCGGAGACCAGACCGGCGGGAACTTCCTCGACCTCGACTGGGGGAACCTCGGTCTCCCGGCCGGAGCGGCGCAAGTTGGGAACGTGATCACATGGACACCGACGATCGAGCAATCCGGGGGGACTGCGGGCTTTTTACCGTGGGTCCGCAACGCGGGCGGGATCGTCGCTTACCAGCCCTTCACGGTCCCCGTCGAGGAGTTCACGAAAGGGATCGTTGACGGAACCCCGAGAGCCTACGCAACCGTCGGCGGCTCGCCCAACGCGAGCCCGACGGTGGACGGAACCCCGAAAGCCTACGGCGCGGCCGGGGGCACGCCCGGCGCACGCGCAACGGTCGGCGGGTCCCCTGTGATACGCTCGAAGGTGAGCGGGCACGTCCGCTGGCGCACACAAAGGAATCAGGCATGACCCGCGAGCACTTCCCCTACATGACCGACGTCGCCGTCGAGTTCGTTTCGACGGAGGACTTGATCGCACAGAACCCCCTCGACAACACGAACAACGGCTCGACGTGTTCGTTCAAGGTCTACGACCCGGGGAAGGATCAGCTCACGCGGTTCGCTCAGCCTACGTCGGAAACGCTGATCGCCGTCACCGACCCTTCCGCGTTCGAGGTCGGCGATCAAGTGGAGATCACGCTCGCGAACGGAAACATCCATACTTCGACCGTGGTCGGAATCGACGACGACATGGAATGGATTCAGATCGCGGGCGGGCTACCCAGCGCAACGGACACCGACGCGCGCGTTCGTGTGTTGCTCGGGACCGAAGTCACGATGGACGAGTTCGGGACCGCGCGGATCGGGTCGAAGGAATACGGGTTCCGCGGCACGCTCGCGGCGAGCCACCCGGTCCACGTTCTCGATCAGGAGTTCAACATCGAGATCAAGTTCGTCGGGGCGCCGGGGGGAGGGCTCGACGCGCTCGACCTAATTTGTGGCGTGATCAAGCCGCGCGGGGAGTGCCGTTAGTTGCCGAGGAAGAGTTCACTTCACCGGAAACACCGGAAGGTCGGGGTCGGCGACATGCGCGACCTTGTGACCCTGTCCGCCTTGACATTGCAGGCGCCGGACTTCGGGGAAGCGGGACCTTTGCGGGAACACCGGGACGAGTGGGACGTTCCCGCAAAGGTCGCCACCCTCACCGGTCGGACGGTGTTCGACGGCGTGGACACTGACGTCGAGGTGTCGCACGAAATCACGATCC